GTACCCGCATCGATCAACTGACGAAGAATACTGGTTGCGGCACGGCCCAATCCACCAATCATGTGGATCAAACCGAAACCATAAAAACCAAGACCAGGCATAAACCTGTAATGCACGAAATATTGTTGCTTCTTGGCTAGTTCACCACCCTCTTCGAAGTTCCTTCGAATACCTAGAATCTCTCCTGATGACTCGTCTATTGTGACAATATAAGGAAGTTGAATGCCCGTCGGCTCTCCATCTGGAGACATGTCCTCGAAACCTTCGATGTCCAAGTCCACATGCATTTCCAAGATTGTATATACGTCATCCGCATATGTCTTGCTGGTGCCTTGTATCTCATCAACCTTTTCACGAACCTCATCAGGTGCATGATCACTCGAAAACAATTCCACGTCGCGGTAGAAACCAGCGACCTGCATCTTGCGAACTTGATTGTAATCCATCCGTAGGACATGCGTAACCCGAGGCGCTGTCTGTAAATCACTTGCGTGATACGGAACAACCAAGTCTTGAGCGGGAACAAATTTAGACACAGGCCGCTGTTTGGCTTCGTCGTAGTAAACTTTCTTAAATGTAGAACCTGACAAGGGTAAATAAAACAACAACTGATCCATGTCAGGGTCGAACTCTTCCATCACTTCCATGATTTGATAGTTCATAAAATTCTTCACGCGCTGGGCTTGTGCCTCACGCTCTTGGTTCTGCATGCCAAGAATCTGTGTCTGTACAGGTCCACCTGCTGGCAGTAGTTCCTTGTAGGCTTGCGCTTGGAACTGTGTGACGCTCTCAGCTATCAACGGGTGGGTTACCCCACTAGCACCCTGAAACGGCTCTGTACGCTCCTCATGCTTGATGCCAAGCTGATCTAGACCCTTGGTGTATGACTCTTCCCATTCGGACCTCGACTCCTGATCTTCCTCGTATGCGGCTCGTAGTTCAGTGGACAACTCTCCAAGATATCCATCGTCCAGAAACTCCGCCAAGTTTGCGCCATGCTCCATTGGAGCTTCAGCCTCTGCTTGTTGGATCATGTCCGCCAGAGCCTGTATTACAGCCGTGCCGTCCTCTTGAGGGATAACTTCCGCACCCCCCGCAAAGTCTTGTGCTTGTGGTACAGATACATCAACAGACGGTAGATTTTCATCTGCTCCGCCTTGCATCTGTCCCCCATCAACTAATGTGCCCATTGGGCGGGGTGGAATAGCCATCAGTAATACTCCCGTCTAGTGGGAACAAAATCGTCCCCTACGTCCTCATTCTCCAAAGATATAAATCCTCCTTGTCGAAAACGCATCAATGCTAGTGTCATACTATCACAAAAATCGTCATAGTCACCATTAGGAAATGAAACAACCTCTTCGATCACTTCATCCGCGAATTTCTTTTCTGTCGGTGCCCATACTATTCCCGCCTCAAATAGCGGTGCAACCATGTGCATTCTCGTTATCTTATCTTTACCTTTGCCAGGTGAAAAGCCCAATGCAGGAATACCGCGCAACCGCAACTCGTCAATGAGCGGTGTACCCGTCGCTTTTGCTTCGACCAACACCATGTCTGGTTCCCAGTATTCGTGTTCTTCATAGGCTATCTCCTTGAGTTCAGGAAAGTTCCAACGCCCTCTTCGAGCGTCCATCAATATAATATTATCAGGACCACCTTCTTCTGGTTCGAAGATGCCCCACGTTGTGATAGCTGAATAGTCCGCCGTTTCTTTTTTCGAGAACGCCGTATCGTATGACTGAAGAATATACTTGACAGGTGGTATTTTGTCTTCTTCCCAACCGTTCCACCACTCCCGTTTGATGATTGCACTCTCTGATGAGGTGGGCGTTTGTTGCCACTGTGCATTCCATTTGCCTACGGGCAGTGATGCTTTGATAGATAGAAGGGCGTCCTTTTCCCAAAACTCAGGCCATAATGGTTTGTCCGAAGGCATGATTGCAGGAAACTCCACAACCTCCCACTTGTCCGCCATCAAGTCGCCGCTCTGTGCTTGGATCAAACGACCTGTCAAATCCTTCTTACCCCAACGGGTCATAACAAGAATAATCGCACCACCTGGCTGCAAACGCTGTCGAGGCCCTGATGTGTACCATTCGTACGCGTGATCAAACGCTGTCTCGCTTAACGCGTCCTGTTCCGAATGAGGGTCGTCAATGATAAAGAGGTCCGCGCCCCGACCCGTAACAGCCGCTCCAACACCCGCAGCAAAGTATTCACCACCTTTGTCCGTCTGCCATTTACCTGCACCTTTGTTGTCCTCCTTCAAATTAGTATCAGGAAACACTTCTTTGTACGCAGGATCGTCAATCAAGTCTCGAACCTTACGTCCAAACCGTACAGCAAGTTCCGTATTGTGTGTGGCCTGAATAATCTTGAGCTTTGGATTACGTCCCAAAAACCAAGCTGGCATCAGAAACGATGCGAACTCAGACTTGGAATGTCGAGGCGGCATGTTGATAATCAACCGCTTGAGTTCCCCTCGAGCTACACGTTCGAGCTTCTCTGCAATAATCCTGTGGTGCCGACCCTCGATAAAATTTTCATACACATGATGTGCAAAAGGCATGAAGTAGTTTTCAGCTTCCTCTCTCAGGTCCAGCTTCTTCTTGGCTTCTGTTAGCGCAAGGATTTCCTTTAAAGCTTCTTCTGGAAGAGCCTGTAAGTTCATTATCTAAACCTATATGCCTTTGCCGTTGTAGCTGGGGATGGTCTGCGTGGTTGATAGTAAGAGCCACCCGTTGGACGCATCCTGCCTATCTTAGGTGTGTCATCACCAATCTTCTGACAACGCCACTCGCCGTCGATCTGCACAGCCTCGAATCCTTCTGGACATTCAAACGGTGCATCCTCTGTTGTAGCGTCATCATCGTCATCATCGTCGTCAGGTGTATCTATCTTAACTTCGACTTCTTCTTCGTCACCTGTCGTTACACCTGGTCCACCTGTTTCTGGATCTTCGACTTCAACCTCTACTTCATCCTCGTCACGAGGTGCAGTGTCCGTTGACCGAACGGCTCTGATTGTTTCAGGTGTTGTAGTTGTAGTCGGTGTTGTCGTAGTTGTGTCCGTCGGTGTAGTTGTACTCGTATCCACAGGAACATCGACCACAGTAGCAACGTCTCTAGAACCAACCGTGCCCTCGATAGTCTGACCCTCTGCTGGCGTTTCAACTTCCGTTGACACCTCAGTATCCGTTGGAGAGAGAACCTCGCCGTCAAATACAAACTGTTGCGCGTCTCGGCCCATCGCTTCTTCAGCGGCAAGCTGATTTGCACCAGGTGTTGCATCAACGACATCAACCGTAGCCGCCGTAGCAACCTCGGTGCTCGGTCCAGTGGCCTTACTTTCCTCAAGACCCTTCGCACGTTCGCCCATATTGGTTACTTCCTGCATCGAAAGGTTGTTATCTTCAGCCACTTTACGCGCCGTTTCTAACGATAAATCGCCTGTTTGGGCCACTTCTAGGTTAATTATGCCCTCTGGAGAGAGGTTTTGTCTTGCTGCGTCTACCGCTGCATCTAACGACCCAATACCCTCTGGAATCCCCGCTGGCTGGTTAATTCTGCCAATATCGACCCGTCCCATCGCTTCTTCAGCCGATGTTTGGTTGTCCAACGCTGTTCCTGAGACATCTGCTGCGGCAATTGCTGCATTTACTGCATCAGCTAAATTTGGAGTATCCGTTGGCTGTCCAACTTGGTTGATTGTAGCCACATCTATGTCTGGAAGTGTACGTCCCATCGCCTCTTCAGCGGCTGCTTGGTTGTTTAACGCTACCTGATTTACAATTTTAGACTGAACATCCGCACGACTGTCGCCCACATTTACATCTGCGCCCTCATTTCGAGCCGCTTCGATCAATGCAATGCTTGCAGGACCGCGTGACGCCTCATCTGCCGTCGTATTCGTGTCCGTCGTGATGATATCTAGCTCATTTTGTAGGATTTCAGACGCTGTTAAGGGTTGTGAGTCCACCTGTGGTGCACTATCTGGCGCACTGGGAGGCTGTAAAGCTGATAGCTGCTGGGTAATTCTCTCAACTTCCGCCTGAGCCTCAGCTTTTTGTGCTTGTCCCGCGTTCGATTCGTTAACAATGCGTGATGCTTTCTTACGTTGATTCTCTAATATCTCCACAGGAGTAGCTTCAACGTATTCTGCGTCCAGTCTAGCCTGTGCAATTTCATTTGCTAACGCATCTTGACGTTCTGGAGGCGCATTTCTAACCTCGCGGCTCATTTTTGCCGTTGCAGCAAAGTTTTGTAGCAGTTCCGCTTCAGTTTGCACGGCACCTGTCTCTTTGTTTTTAAAGCTAGGTGCTAATCCACTTAAATCTGGAGCCTGTGTATCTACTTCAGGTGGCGTTGCTTGCGTCTGATCCACTGTAGGTTGTGCATCCACGTTAGATGGAGGTGGTAAACGTGGAACATTCCCTGTTGTAGGCAGTTGGAACGCGCCTCCCGTGCCCAGTGACCCGATACCAGAAGGCGGAGTGTCCGTTGGAGCGGCTGGCTGCGCTGGCGCAACCGACTGAACCACTACATCAGTGCCAGGAATGTTGATAATATTAGGTGCTTGTGGCGCACTTGGTGCTACGGGCTGTGTAGGTTGTTGAATAGTTGGGGAAACATCCACTTGAGTGGGCGTTGTAAGGGCCTGACCACTGATAACTCCCGCTGCGGGAGATGCAGGTTGCACTGGACCAGTGGTTCCTGCATTAGGACCCGCGCCTCCTGCCTGATTTGGAGCCGTGCCGCGAGTTGCAACCGTCGCACCGCCAGAGGCTACCGCACCAACGGTCCCCGCTTCTGGGTCAAATACAAACTCAGGGCCTATACCCATTGCTAAATTTGCAGTGTTTTGCGCTATATTCGGTTCAAACACACCTTCTTGAACAAATTCTTCACCTGCGCTGATACCCATACGCTGCAATAGGTTCTGTCCAAGGCGACCTGGCAATAGATTTGAAATTGTACCAATCAATGCCGCAGGAATTGTGTTGGTTCTACGAGCCTCATCCTTTAGTGTTTGTACTTCAGCTTGACTCAAATCCGCTAATGTTCCGTCTGCAACAGCAGAATCAATAGCCTGATCCGAAGACATACCTACGTCACCAACGGTTAAACCACCCGCTATCAACGGATTAGTCAACGCTGCCCCCGCAGCGGGCAATGTTCGAATAACTTTTGCAGTCCCCGCACCAAAATCAATGCCTCCTCCTTCAGGAAAGATGGGGTTAGTTAGGTTGGCTTGTGTTCCCGCGTCTAAATTTTCAAAGGCACGGTTTCCTAGTATGTCCGCCCTTTCCATCATAGTGGTGCCAGCCCGTTTAAGGAAATTGTCTTCTGCTGGACCAATTAAATCTGGCTGACCTTCGCGTTCTGTAACCGTAGGCTTGCCAAAAAATTCTCCCGCAGAATATAAGCCACTACCAATTAAGCCTTCTAAGTCTTGTAACCCGACCCCCACTATACCAAGCCCCTCCATGGGATTGGCTCCTTGACGTATCATCGTGCCGTCAGGCAGTGTCTCAAAAGCCGTAGCTTCATTTCTCTCGTTTCGTCCAAACGGACCAAACGCTGCTTGCTCATACGCCATCTCGTTCTCGCGGTTGATCTGATCCGCCGACTTACGACCCTGATCAAAGTCAGAAATCGCACCCGTAATTGTATCATACGCAGTGGATAAACCGCTTCCTATATCTGAAAGACTGGGTAACGATAATCCTGCTTTAATAAGCATTGGACCACCAGTAGGAGAGCCAGAAGCAACAGCAGGGTTAATATAATCACTCTCCGTTGGGATGTTTAGTGCGCCAGCACCTATGCCTTGAAGTAGAAATGGATCTACTACTTGTCCAAGTGGCACACGCTCTGGGTTCTCCACTCCAGATAATTGCGCCTCGGAAAGCGTACTAAAATAGCTGCCCTGCCCGTCCGTATACCCAACCTGACTGTAGTTAATAGTGTTATCAGGCTGTGTGATTTTTTGAAGCGTTACTGGACCAGTCGGCGTATCTACAACCTGTACATCTATAGTGGATCCACCAGAAATGGTGCCTTGAGAAGTATCACCACCACTCATACTCAAAAAGTCATCCGACAACTGTACACCTGTAGCCGTGCTTTGACCACCTGGATCTCTATCCGCCATGTCTGACTGTAGGTTGAAGCGTTCGGCAAAGTTCATATTTCCTAAATCAGTACCCGCCGTAGCGTTGCTCGGTAATAAATCCTCGATAGTCGTGCCAGCCGCACCGCCTATCTGATCCAGTAAATCCTGCGATATATCCGTAGTAGACGTGCTAGGTAAACCAATGCCCGTGCCCGTAGAGGACTCAATCTGATTACCTCGAGGATCCAAAGTGTCTGCATCTATATAAGGTCCAAACTCTGGTAACGTAGACGGATCTACATCTGGAAAACCAACACTCGTGCTAAGTCCCATCGCGTCTTCAGCCGCCGACTGATTGTCCAACGCAACCTGATTTATAGCCGCCGTGTCCGCCGTACCTGCACCCGCAGCACCCGCAGCACCCTGAGAAGCAATAGCCGCGTCCAACGCAGGATCCTCGCCAGTTATAGCCGTGGAATACGAAGCACCGTCATATGTAAAAGTCTGACCTGGTCCCAAAGAATCCCTCGCCGCAGCAAACGCCTCACCAAAGGTTTCCGAACTGCTGAAGTCAGTCTGAGTTGCGGGGGCCGAGGCTGGAGTGTTGTAGTTATCCTGAAACCCATTGTCCGTCTGACCAGACGCGTAACGAGATGCAGCGTCACTACCCTGCGTACGCTCAATAGTCGCCGCAGTTCGGTCAATAAAATCCTGATCCTTGGGAATTAAACCCAAACCCATAGCTAAGTCATTTCCAATGTTGCCAGGTACAGCCGCTACGTCACTCACAAAATCAGAAGCCGCGTCAGCTACAGTGCTTACAATATTCGACGCACCGCTGCTGCCAGAACCAGATGAACCGCTGCTGCCAGAAGATGAAGAGCCAGATGAACCACTGCTGCTAGACGAACCAGCATTAGCCGCGTCGGACCTCGATGCCATCGTCTCGTTGTAAGATGTATCCGCAAACTCAACCTTCTGAAGACCCTTGCCAGCAATGTTAACCGCCTGACCGTGGTATCCCGCATCAGAGGCTTCCGCTAAACTATTAAATGTCGGGGTGCTCGAAGAAGAAGAGGAACTACTAGATGAAGAACTACTAGACGAGGAGCTTGAACCGCCGCCGCCGCCGCCGCCTCCACCGCCACCGCCGTTACTATCAAAAACAACGCGAGGACCAAAACCTAAAATATCTAAAAATGTTCTCATGCCACTTTCCTATGCCACTTTTCATTTCTTTGGCTACCGTCTGGATAAACCCGTAACCCCTTACCAATCTCTACATCAGGATGATTCTCAAACATAAACGTCTGAATATCCCTTATAAACCGTATCACCTCTCGACGACCCGCACGACACTGAAACTTCGGAAAAAATAAAATGCCATCTCCATTACGAGCATATGCCTCGTCTCCGTTCCATTTATCTTCTTGTAACTCTTTTTCAGTAAAAAAGCCATATGTGCAATAACCAACAACATTTTTGTCAATTTTATGCACCATACACTTGCCATGCTTCACAGCGTAATAAACCGAGTTGCGCGTATCACCAACCGTGGTCCTCGAGTAGAACGGGTCTGTTAAGACCAAATCCATTACATTGCCAAGCAAAACATGATCCATAAAACTACACTACTACAAACCCAAATGAAAATATACCCGCGATTTTTTAGGGGGCATGGGACTCCAATGTAATTACCAATGAATGAATTTGTCAAACTTGTATATATAGCGCGTATGTGTTGACACGCCCCAGCAAATAGGGGGGTGGGGGGTCCGATGTTGCTCGAGCAAATGCTGCAA